GTCCCTTTTAGTATCTCCGAAGAGATTAATCGTAAGATTCTTACAGAATGTTTGAAACAACAAACTTTCTATAGTACTGGTTAGTACCGGCTGATGCCATTCCGTCTGCAGGTGTATTACCTACAAATGGATTTGAAACCATTCCGTATCTTGTTTTAAAGCCGATTTTTGGTTGGAAAGTATTTTCTCCAACTGCACGAACCATTTGTAATGGAACGTATGGGCAATAGAACATACCAGCATCGTATGGATTAGTTCCTCTATAACCTACAGTTAAGTAATCAACACCAGCATATGGGTCGATATAAACTTTAACTCTTCCGTTTAGAATACCAGCAAATGTATTGCCAGTGTCGTCTACGTTTAGGTTAGTTGAAAGAGCAGGAGCGTAATCTAATACACCTGCCATTGAAAGTGCTGAAGCAACGTCTGAAGAACATAAGATAAAGTTACCTTTTCCTCTTCTTGTTTCTTTAGCAATTTTGTTTGACTCTCTTTCGATTTGAAACAATAATCCTTTGAATTTCTCAACAGACCATCTACCGTTAGCATCAACATCTAAGTTGAAAGTACCTGCTGCTGCTGTATCAGCTGCACCAGTTTTTGCTTGAATATTGACATTTCTGACAACTTCACGGTTAATCTCTGCAAGAATTTCTGATGAAAGAATATTTGCAAGTTCTGATTCTGCGTCAAGACCGTGGATTGCTTTAAGGTCTTGTGCAAGTTCTAGTGTGTATTCTGCTTTTAATGCTCTTGACTTGGCAGTAACAGTAGCTTTCTCAATTGAGAAACCCATTTGAGCGAAACCGTTTGATGCTTCAACGTCACCTAATGCTTCTGCAGATGCAGTAGTCATTCCGTTTCCAGTTGTGGATTCGTATGAAGGTGTTGAAGTATCGAATGGGTCTGAAATGTCGTTAGTTCCGACACCGTCAGCAGTTGGGTTAGCAGCTGAAGAGTATCCAGTTCTAACTTCGTCAATTCCCATTGCTTCTGATTTAGCTAATCTTGTTCCTGAAGGATAATCGTTATATCTTGCTTTCATAGCAAAGATTAATCCTGTTGGGCCAGTCATTGGTTGAACTCCGCAAATGTCGTATGCAACGAGATTTGGCATAGCACGTCTAACTAGGGAGATTAAAATCGGATCCCAATTAGATATACCTGTTCCAGTAGCATTTAAAGGTGCTGCTTCTTGCAAGTTTTGCTCTTGTAAAGCTTTTTCTTGGTTCTCAAGAATAACAGCAGTAACCGCACGTTTGTAGTTATCTTCGATTTTTGGCAAATCGGAGTGTTCTAGAATCGGCGACCACTTTTCTTGTAAGTTTTCTGATAAAAACATTTTATTTTTCCTTTAAATTAAAACTTAACCTAATGGTTGAAGTTTTTTGATTGCTTGAGTGTATCTAGACATTGATGGGTCTAACACAACTTCAGATTTTTCAACCTCAAATTCGTTAGCACCTTCAACAACTAGAGTCTCTTCCGTTATCTTTTCACCTTCAGCAGGGAAGTACGCATTCTTTACTTCAGAAATTTTCTCAGCGAAATCTTCTTCAGTTTTGTACTCAACACCTTCTGCAAGTGAGGATAACTTCTCTTTTTGTGAATCAGTCAAGTCTTTCGACGCTTCTGATATCACATTACTTCTCTTAAGAGTTTCTAATTCTTCAACGATGTCCATATTTCTAGAGACCTCACTGTCGAGTTTAGATTCCATCTCATCGAGACGATTTGCGAGTTCATCGATAACATCGTACTTATCTTCAGGAACGTCAACATAATGTTCTACGAACAATGTTTTTAATCCTTCAATAAATCCTTCTGTCATTTCTGACCTCAAACCACGTTCAATTGCAAGTTCGTTTTCTTTCGTCCACTCTTCTGCACAATATGTTAAGTACTTGTCTACACCTTCCGCAAGGTCAGCTTTAACAGTCTCAACTGTGGTTTTTAATTCTGATTCATACTGAGCTTTCATTTCTTCAGATACTTCTTGTACCTTACTCATGACTGCTGCTTTGAATATTGTTTTTGCCTTTTCTGCGTTTTCTTCAGAAAGGTCTAATGCTTCTGAAATTGCTGATAGGTCGTCATCTATTTCAATTTCAACAAGAGAGGATTCCAATTCAGATGAAATTTCTTCAGAAACAGATTTCTCTTCTTCTTCTTTTACTTCTTCTTCGTCCTTCTTGTTTGCGTTGAGTTTACCATAAGTTTCAGTAACTTCTTCTTCAGTCATAGACTTCAAAGACTCCACTACTTTTCTAGCAACTTCTGCTTTTGTCAAACTTTCGTCAACTTCTTCTTCAGATATTGTTCCCAATATTGA